TCGACATCGATGGAAAAGAAGTCTAGTATTTCCCTGGAAGTTATCCAGGAAATGTGGCAAAAAGATAGTGAGGTAAATCAAGACGAACTTGATACTGAAAGTCTGAAGATACCTCAATTACACGCCTAATATTACCAACTATATAATACTATACTGTTGCTTCGCAAACAAGCAGAGCAGCAGCATAGTAGTATTCTTTTAGAACGTAGAAAATTTTACATGGGGAAAGCGGAAACACAAGTTTATATTGACGAACCCTTCCCGTACAAAGTCAGAGATAAAGAAGATCTAAGACTTTATCTTGAAGCAGATGAAAAACTCAGCAGGATAAGACTAAAGATTGACTACTACGACACAATGCTCAGATATCTTGAAGAGATCCTGAAGCAAATTTCTAACAGAACCTACCAAATCAAGAACGCAATTGATTTTAGGCGTTTTACAGCAGGTCTAAGTTAGTATTATAAAGAATATAAATAGTTGAAAACGCGATAGAGTATGTATTCTTTATATTGGATACATTATCCAGAACACACTAATCCATACTGTCAGGGATATATAGGATTATCTTATCAACCCGAAGAACGATTTCGAGAACATAAACAAGGTAAACTCAAAAAGTATATAAAAAAAGGTGCTTTTATGGAAATTTTGAAGTCAGGGTTGACATTCGATGAAGTAAAAATTTTAGAAGAAGAGTATCGTCCCAAAGATTTTATTGGTTGGAATATTACTTCTGGTGGTCAAGTTCCACCTTCTCGTAAAAATGCTAATCTTAGCAATACCAAAAATAGTTTGACTGGCAATCAAAGAACTGAAGCGCAAAAACAAGCATCTAAAAAACATTCCATTCATATGAAAGGTAAAATTCCGTGGAATAAGGGTATAAAAGGTGCTGGAAAAGAATGTGGAACAAAATCATGTACTTATCGTGGAGTATTTTTCAATAGTCTTACAGAAGCAGCAAATTATTTTGGAGTTAGTGTATCAGCGGTATCAAAATCTTTCAAAAAAGCAAATAAATAATAGTAAGTGACGCCATTTGGGGCGCTATGGCTGATCTGATTATAAGTAAGAAGAATGAAGTTTGGTTGAAGATTGAATGTGATCCTCATATCAAGTATGAGTTGCAGGATCAATTTACATTTGATGTTCCCAATGCTAAATTTATGCCTCAGTATCGTAACAAATACTGGGATGGAAAAATTCGACTATTCAATATTGAGAAGTCTGAAATTTACGCAGGTTTAGTTGATAAGTTACAAGTATTTTGTGAACGATACAATTATACCTTTGAGTTTGAAGATAACAAGTTTTATGGTCTTCCGTATGAAGAGAATGAAATGGTGTCCGAAGAGGGCGTCAAAGACTACGTTACAAGCGTCTCCAAGCATCCTCCACGAGATTATCAACTAGAGGGCATTTATGATGCTCTGAGACGTAACAGACGCCTTCTGATCAGTCCTACAGGGTCTGGTAAGTCTTTGATGATCTATGCTGTCTGTAGATACCATGCAGAAGCAGGAAGAAAAGTTCTTATTGTTGTTCCTACAACATCACTTGTAGAACAAATGTATAAGGACTTTGAAGATTATGGATGGGACGTTGAAAAAAATTGTCACAAAATTTATTCTGGTAAAGAAAGAGTAACTGATAAAAGTGTTGTCATTACAACTTGGCAGTCCATTTATAAGTTAGATCGAAAGTGGTTTATACCATATCAAGTTGTAATTGGAGATGAAGCACATCAATTCAAGTCAAAATCATTGATTAGTATTATGACAAAACTTGGTGATGCAAAGTATCGCTATGGATTTACAGGGACACTTGATGGAACTCAAACCCATAAGTGGGTGCTTGAAGGATTGTTTGGTCCATCGTATAAAATTATCAATACGAAAGAGTTGCAAGATGCTGGATACTTAGCTAAACTAGGTATCAAAGTTCTTCTCCTAAAACATGACCCTCAGAAGTTTGAAACATATGAGGATGAAGTTCAATATCTAATTGGGCATGAAAAGAGAAACAAATTCATTAAAAATCTTGCTCATGATTTAAAAGGAAATACTTTGATTTTGTTTAGTCGGGTCTCCGCACATGGACAGGTTCTTTATGACCTCATAAATACTAGTGAGCGAAAGGTGTTTTTTGTCCACGGTGGTGTGGATGTTGAAGAAAGAGAAGAAGTGAGAAGGATCACTGAACAAGAAAACGATGCGATCATTATTGCTTCTTTTGGAACATTTTCAACTGGCATTAACATCAAAAATTTACACAACGTTATTTTCTCTTCACCAAGTAAGTCCAGAATTAGGACGCTCCAATCAATTGGTAGAGTACTAAGAAAAAGCGAAAATAAAATCAAAGCAACATTATACGATATAGCAGACGATTGTAAAAAAGGATCAAGGGCAAACTACACACTAAATCATCTCATCGAGCGTATCAAATATTACAACGAGGAGAAATTTAATTATGAAATCATTCAAATCAAAATCTAATGATTTATACGATGAGTTTTACGCTTCAGTAAAACTTATCAGTGGAGAAGAAGTTCTTTGTCTTATGATCATTGATAAAACTAATCCTGAACATGTTATGCTAGATAACCCAGTTATCTGTGTAGAAATTCGTTCCTCTGGAACGAATATACCTTCTGGGTATAAATTTGAACCTTGGATAAAATTTTCTACTGATCAAATGTTTTTACTTGAAACTTCAAGGATTATTACAGTCAGTGAAATCAAAGATCAAAACATTATTGACACTTACAAACATATTGTCACTGTAGGGTTTAATCAATCTCATCCAGATATCAGTAAAGAGATGGGATATATTTCTTCGGTTGATGAAGCTAGAGTGCTTCTAGAGAAGCTTTATAATACTAAAAGTAATTAATCTATATTATCTTCAACCCTGACAGAGTTATTCTACATACATTTGAACATCTTGTCAAGCTATGCTATAATTGACAAATGATTTGTAATGATAATGACACGAAAAAGATCAGAACACTATGTAAACAACAAAGAATTTCTTACTGCTATTGTTGCTTACAAACAGTCAATCAGGGATGCTGAGCATTTAGGAAAACCAAAACCAAGGATTACTAATTACCTTGGTGAGTGCTTTTTAAAGATTGCCACACATTTATCGTATAAACCGAACTTTGTCAACTATATGTTTAAAGACGATATGATTTGTGATGGCATTGAGAACTGTGTTCAGTATATTAATAACTTCAATCCAGAAAAGTCTAGCAATCCTTTTGCATACTTTACTCAGATTATTCATTACGCTTTCCTCCGTCGTATTCAGAAGGAGAAAAAACAGTTAGAGATCAGGCAAAAGATTATTGAAAGATCTGGGTATGACGAAGTTTTCGTCGCAGACGAAAGTGATAAGTCATCTGAATATAATTCTATCAAAGACGCAGTTCAGTATCGCTTCAACCGATGAAGGTAGCAATTATTACAGATCAGCACTTCGGGTTCAAAAAAGGATCCAAACTATATCATGACTTTTTTCTAAAGTTTTATGATGAAGTCTTTTTTCCAGAACTTCAAAAACGCGGTATTACTACTGTTATCGACATGGGTGATACTTTTGACAGTCGTAAGACTATTGATTTTTGGTCTTTGGACTGGGCAAAGAAAAATTATTTTGATCGTCTCCGAGATATGGGAATTGAACTTATCTCGGTTGTCGGAAACCATACCGCATTTTATAAGAATACCAACGAGATCAATACTATCGATTTACTTTTACGAGAGTACGATAATATCAATGTTATTGTTGATGCACAAGAAGTGAATGTTGGTGGTTTAGATGTACTATTTGTTCCTTGGGTAAACACTGATAACACAGAGTTTACTTATAATAAGATTAACGACACCAAAGCAAAAGTTGTTATGGGGCATTTGGAACTCAATGGGTTCTATGCACACTACGGATATACTATGGAAGATGGTGCAGATATTCTCCCTTATGAGAAGTTTGATCGAGTATTCTCTGGTCATTACCACACTAGATCTAATAATGGTAGAATTTTTTACTTAGGCAATCCATACCAGATGTTCTGGAATGATGTCAATGATGCTCGGGGTTTTCATATCTTTGATACTGAAACTCTTGAGTTGGAGGCAATTGATAATCCCTTTACACTTTATGAGATTATCTACTATAATGATACTCCTAGGCAGTTGGTTAAATTTACTGACTACACAAATAAAATTGTTAAAGTTGTCGTCAAACAAAAAAGCAATGAAAAAGAGTATGGTCGCTTCATAGATGCTTTGATGAAAGTTAATCCTTACGATGTAAAGATAGTAGAAAAAATTGACAACGTTTCTTTTGATGATGAGATTGTCAATCAAACAGAAGATACCATGACGCTTCTTGATAAGTATGTTGACGATTTGGAGACAGATCTAAATAAATCTAAGATCAAAAGTCTAATCAAAAATATCTATCAAGAAGCGTGTGAGGTTATGTAATGTATATCATTACAATCAAGGGCTTAGAAGATGAAGGGGCATATGCAGTAAAGGATGAGTTTGGGGAAAAAGTTGTATTTTTGTTTGAAGAAAAGGATGATGCTTTGAGATATTCTATGCTAATGGAAGAAGATGGTTGTCCAGCAATGGATGTCATCAAAGTTAATGATGCAGTTGCAATCTCAGCATGTGAGAAAGCGGGAGTAAGATATACTATAATCACTGAAGATGACATTGTAATTCCACCACGATCTGATAATGATTGAGTTCAAAGAAATTCGTTATAAAAATTTTCTTTCATCAGGAAACCAGTTTACATCAATCAAATTAAATCAAAATACTAATACCCTGATTGTTGGGCAGAATGGTGCTGGCAAGTCAACCATTCTTGATGCTTTGTGTTTTTCGTTGTTCAATAAACCATTTAGAAAGATCAACAAAAATCAAATTGTCAATTCTTCTAATGAAAAGGATTGTGTTGTTGAAATTGATTTCAATATAAACAGGAACGAATACAAAGTTATTCGTGGTATTAAACCTGGTATTTTTGAGATTTATCAAAATGGTAAGAAAATGAATGAAGATGCTTCTTCTCAGGATCAGCAGAAGATGCTTGAAAATAATATTCTCAAGTTGAACTATAAGTCATTCACTCAGATTGTTATTCTCGGTAGTGCTTCGTTTGTTCCTTTCATGCAACTCCCTGCTGCTCACAGGCGAGAAGTAATTGAAGATCTTTTGGACATTAAAGTTTTTTCTTCTATGTCCGAAATCTTAAAGAACAAAATCAAGGATGCTAAAGAAACTGTCAAGACTTTAGAGTTGAAAAAAGAAAGCATTGCTGATAAAATTATCATGCAGCAAAATTTTATCAAACAGATTGAAGAGACTGGACAAAATGATATCAAAGATAAACAAACGCAAATATCTGAGTGCGAAGAAGAAGTTTCTAAGTATAATGAAAGTGTCTCCAGTCTTTTACAAAAAGTACAAGACAAGCAGCAAGAAATAGAGCAGTATACGGATGCTTC